CTACTTGCTCTTTGATACGCTTGCGCTGCTCTTCAAAGTCTTTCAACTCTTTATTGAGCATTGCCCTTGTGTCCTTAACAGCTTTCTTGGTGTCCTCTGTTACCAGTTGTTGGTCTAAATCAAGCGATGCGATACGCTTGTCAATTTCTTGCCCTACGCTCTCTAATCTTTCATAGACGATCACGGGCAATTGTTGTACTGTGATTAAATTCTCATTCATTTTGATATAATTTTATTTGTTAATACATTTTCTTTCTACTAAGGAGCCTCTGAGACTCATTTAAGATATTCATGTACATTTTCATAAATTCTTTTTGAGGAATTTCCTTAAACTCGTAATCTGCTACTTTGTCAGTGTGTATAACTACTAAGGTTTCTATATTATAGAAGAAAGTATCTAACTTCATCATTCTATAATCACACTTATCTTCATCGTAGCTGATTACCTTATATAAGTCATCGCGTTTATCCTTGTAATATCTCTTTATTGCTAACTTTTTCATAGTTTATTTTTTTAAGTGTATCACTGTCATATAGTCCATAACACCCCTTATTGAACCTTACCTTGACTATCTCAAGCCCTTCATTATTGACTATCTCTACAATCACCCCTTCTTTGCCTTTCTGATTTGTGGGGTCTGTGGTTGTGAAAGG